AATAACGTATTTTACTACTGTAGTAATGCCCGTTATTTGTTGGTATACAGGAATCCAACCTCCCTCTTTTATTTTTTTGATCATGCATTATAAACCATATTCACAAGAGTGGCATAGGCATAGGTATCTGAAAGAAGCAATCTTTAAGTATCTTGATGACGGCATAGATAATGATGTTATCCTCGAAGACATTCTAAATATTGTAAGTGATCGCAAGGAAGCGGCACGAGAAGAGTCTTTGAGACTTTCAGACCTAGAAACTAAATTACGAGAGTAATATGCTATCAACCAAATATCGACTCAAACTAGATGGAATATGTAAGTTAATCGCTAACGGAAAAGAAGTCCCTCTAGAGGATATGATATGGGCAGAAAAACTGTCCAAGGCAAATACAACTGCTAGAAATTGGTTACAACAAGCACGTCGGCAATCGGCACAGAATATTAAGGAGGGAACTACCGAGGATTTTCTGAATAGGATGGGACTCGGTGATCCAGACCCATCCAGATACAGAGACAGATTTGAAGGTGCCGATGATATGATGGATTGGTTTAGACCAGACAGACCTGACGATTGGAGGCAACGTGACTAGAACAGCGGTAATTTATAGTAACGGTAGTCAAGAGTGCGAAAGGATAGCACAACTACTCAAAGCGTTACCAGAAGTATCTGAATTTCATCTATATACTGTGGGAGAAGAGTTTGAACAATATCAGTTCGAGATGGAGTTTGGTGGTGACGCAACATATCCTCAAGTTGCTATTGATACTAAACATATTGGTAGCATGAAAGAAACACTACAATACATGAGTAAAAACGGGATGTTATGACCAAAAAATCATTTGTAAGTTCAAAAGGCGAAACATGGGAGTGGGATGAAACTCCAGATGCAAGAAAAGCAATTGAAAGATTGCATGAAGACATCAAAAAACGCATAGAAGACTTGGAGAGAAACTCTGATAAATAACCCAGAGGACCAATTAAAACCGCTTTGGTAAGCTGAATTATGCCGCTAACAAGACTAGATAACCTGATTTCGAGTAAGACAGGTCGATATCTTTATGTATCGCCAGATGATTTTAACGCTAGTGATGAGCTAGACAATAGAGGTAACTCTCCAAATCGCCCGTTTGTGACGATTCAGAGAGCATTTCTAGAAGTTGCACGTTATTCATATTTGCCTGGGGTAGATAACGATAGATTTGATGAGTTCACCATCATGCTAATGCCTGGTGACCACTACATTGATAACCGTCCTGGAGTTGATACTACATCATTAATTGACGTCTTCGGTTTTGATCAGCAAAATAATTCTTGGGCAGATTCTTCGGTTTTGGATCTGTCTAATTCTAATAACGTTCTCTACAGATTTAACGGTTCAGATGGCGGTGTAATCGTTCCTCGTGGTTGTTCTTTAATTGGTTACGATCTTCGTCGTACAATTCTTCGTCCTCTATATGTTCCCGATCCTGCTAATAAAGAGTGTGCGAGAACATCTATCTTTAATGTAACTGGTGGTGCATATATTTGGCAGTTTACTATCAAAGATGGTGATACCACAACTAAATCTCCTCTATACGATTCTACCAATGGTGTTGGTAAAGTATATGCACGTAAGGGAGACGTTGCTAAACTAGAAATTCCTGAGTATTCTCACCACAAGATTACTGTATTTGAGTATGCTCAAAAGAAAGATCTTGATGCTTACTACGAAAAGATATCTAAAGCATTCTCTCAGTATCAACCTACTATTGACGATCCTGATGAGTTCGGTACAAAGGTTCAAGAGACTAGAATTGTTGGACCTCTTTCTGATCTAAGAACTATTGAGTCTATTCAAGTTATCAATTCTTCTCCTGTTGGTACTGTTACCGTCAATGTAACAACTAAAATTGCTCACGGATATATTAAAGGTCAATACGTTGCTATTCAAGAGAATGGTCTAGATGATGGACTAAATGGTACGTTTGATGTTACTGCTATTGATAGTAATAACCGTAGGAAGTTTACGTTTGAACTCCCAGGTAGTGTTGCTGGTTTAGGTTTACAAAATAACCAGACATATACTACTGCTAATGGTCTATCTACTAATGCATTTGTACAGGCAGAAGTTGACTCTGTAGAGTCTGCGTCTCCTTATATGTTTAACTTGTCGATTCGTTCGACTTGGGGTATTTGTGGTCTACATGCTGATGGTAGCAAGGCATCTGGTTTCAAATCAATGGTTTGTGCCCAGTATACTGGTGTTTCCCTACAGAAAGACGATAGAGCATTCATTCGTTACGATAGATTTACTAACACTTGGAACCAAGCATCATTCTCTGATGCCTTCGCAACAGTTCCATATCACACAAAAGGTGATGCATATTGGAAAGATGATTGGAGAAACTTCCACATCCGTGCATCTAACGACTCATTCGTTCAGTGTGTTAGTATCTTCGCTGTTGGTTTCGCTGATCACTTCTTAATGGAGTCTGGTGGTGATATGAGTATCACCAACTCTAACTCTAACTTTGGTAACACTTCACTCCATGCAATTGGACATAAGGGTTATGCATTCAATCAGGATAAGGGTGGATTCATTACTGATATCATTCCACCTGAGAAACTTATTGAGTCTGCTGCTAACGAAGACGAGATTGATTACTATACATTTGATGTACAAGCATCCCGTGGTACAAATACAAGATTATACTATGCTGGGTCTGGTATTACTGATCCAAAGAAACGTCCTGCTGTTACTCTTGACGGGTATAGAATCGGTGCTAAGTCAAACGAAAAGATTTTTGTTGAACTAGATCCATATGATGCTGCATCTGGTAAGACAACTCCTGCAAATTCTGTATACAATGCGACTCTAGAACCTTCTGGATTCAAATCATATGCTAGTTCATTGCAGATCCTCAACCCTACTACTGTGGTTGTTAACAATAAAAATCAGGATGCTGCAAATAGAATTGAAGACAATAAAGATTTAATTGCTGAGGAAGCATACGGATTCATTACTACAAAATATCCTGCACTTCTTAGCAAGAATATCACTATTACAAAATGTAAGAGAGATATTGGATATATCTTAGATGCAGTTATTTCTGACTTGAGACTTGGTGGTAACATCAATACTCTCCAAGCAGCGGAATCTTATTTCTCATCTGGACAACTCAACTATATTGATGGCGAATTATTTGAAACTATTGAAGGTTTTGAATATGCTCGTGACCTAGCAATCGCAGCAATGCGTAACTGGGACTTCTTACAGACTGGATGTGTAATCACTAATGGATCTCCTAATGTTACTGTACCTACAACAGAAGGTCTATCAATCGGTATGAAGGTTGAGGAATATACAACTGTAAATGCTAATAATACTACAGTTGATCCAACTTCTTTAATTACATCCAACATTCCGTCAAACACATATATTAAGAGCATCGTTAACTCAACTACGATTGAACTTGGTGGTGTTGTTGCTAATGCTAGAAGTTATCTTAATGTTGGTGTTGCTCAAAATGCAACTGGTACAACTAGTGCTGCTAAATTACTCTTTAAATTAGAAGATACTAACGGTGATCGTAAAGGTATTTGGTCTGGTTTAGAAGGAACTATTGATGCATCTATCACTACAGATACTGTATATCCTGAGTGTTCTGGAACTGCTAATGCAATCAGCACATTCTTTAGTAATATTAAGACTATCATCAACAATGGTATCAGTCCTGTTGGTGATCGTTTTGCTGATGCACATGATCTATTGCTTGCTAACAAGAACTGGATTGCTGATGTAGCAGTCAAGGACATGGAGATTCAATATCCTACATTCAATGTCCCTGGTGGTTCTGTTAATTGTTTTGATGATATTGTAGATGTTATCGAAGCTATTGCATACAACGTTAAATATGGTTCTAACAACCAAGTATATGACGCTGCTAACTTTTATGTTCTAGGTGCTCACGTTGCTGGTGAAGAAGAACAATCTGTATATGCTTTCGGTATTGCTAAACAGATTGCTGAGAAAGTAATTCAAAACCTTACTTACACTCCTCGTGCGGGTGTAACTACAACATATTCTCAACAGAAGGATCTAACTATCACAACAGATCCTAATCCTGTTGGTGGTAACACTCCACACACATGGGCAGGAGGCACAGCAACTAGTGCAGTCCAATCTGGTGGTGACTATGCACATACATTTGTATCTGCTGTAGCAAATGGTGTTACAAGTAATGTTGGTAACTTACCAAACCCAGTCACAGGTGCAACATATAATGCAGGAACTGGTGAAATGGTTATCACCTCTGCTGGTCATGGATTAACTACATCTAACACACTTTCTATTGCTGATAATACACTGTCCTTTACTTGTACAATGGATGGTAATACAGCAACTAAGACATATCCTAGATCAACTGACCCTTCATCTGGACAGGCACTGAATATTAGTGGAGTAACTACTGATACAATCACTGTAAATGTAGGTGGATCACCTATTGTAAACCATGATGTTACAAATGCAGCTTACGATCCAGCTACAGGTGTAATGGTATTAACAATCGGTAATCACTCCTTAACAACAGGAACAAGTATTAGGATTACTGCTAACTCATTAACATTCACTTGTGGAATGGATAACCATGCAACTCAGCATACTTATCCTAGATCAGGTGACCCTGCATATAATACTGCTATCAATATAGATGCAGTTGGTGCAGACACAATCACAGTCAATGTTGGTGCTGCTGGTACTGCTACTTACTATTGTGCTAACGTTATCTCTGCGCAAAATACTTTATTCAATATCATTGAAGCAGGTATTGATAATGCTGGTACAGTCAATAGTGCAAATGCTGGTGTGTTTGCTGGTATAACCAAGACTTCACCTCAACAGACAATCATTCCTAGACTCAATCCAACTGTTGATAGTTCTCAGTTTGCTAATCGTGCAACACTGTTTACAATCAATGCTGGTGGTAGTAACCCACATAAGTTTGAGACTGGAACTCCAGTTCGTTTGGTTGCTAGACCAAAGGCAGGAAAAACTCCTGATGAGAGAGATGTACGTTTACCTATAGGATTCCAACCAAATAGAGTATACTATGTAATTGCCCCAGGTAGAGACACACAACCATTCAATTACAACCAAGCAAGTGTATACAACGGTATCTTTGATGGTGGTGATCAAACTAAATTGATGCTTGCTAATACAAGAGAGAACGCTGCAGCAGGTATTTACATCTATTCACCAGAAACTGAGTCTATTGACGATGATGTTGAAATCTTAGTTCAACAGTATGTTCTTGATGAGACCTTTGATCTCCATGAGTATCGTGTAACCTTTGATGGTAGCAGTGGTACTGTATTGAAGACTGATGTTGCACACATCTTTGATAAACCAACAACAGGACTAGGTGCTGGATATTTACAAAAAGTATTCTTCAGAGCAGAAGGTTCTGATGGTCAGGTAGGTACACTTCCTACATTATCTGGTGTTGGTGGTCAACAGATCTCATCAACTAAAGAATTCTATGTACGTTACATGAGTGACGATACATTCAAGATATTCAATACTGCAGCAGAAGCAATAGCTGGATCTCCTGAGGTAACTCTAGTTAATAGTACAACTCAGTTCTGGTATGTCTTTGCTAACAAGCGTGTATCTCCACTGAAGTTTGATGCTACGTTTGTTGATACTAGTGCATCTAGAGTTCCTGCTATTACTGATGGTGTATGGTATCTACAGACTAAAGATGAGTCTACTAGTGATGATAATATATTCTCTAGATTCAATCAGACTGACTATGATGCCGCATCTGGTCAAACACAGACAACAGACTCTAACTACAGAAGACTTATTGATGCTCGTGAGAAAGAGGATAGAATCTATCGTCTACGTTATGTACAACCTAAGAATTTCCCTGGTGCTGTAAGAAAACCAAACAACGGATTTGTTGTTAAGATCAGAACTGATGAGAAGAGAAATCTTCTACCTCAGAATATTGTTCTAGAACCTGTTGGTGGTGCTCCTACCAAGGCAGAGTTTCGTAACCCATACACACAGAACAACGCAACTGAAGTTCTAGGTATGAGTAGGACTGCATTTGATAGTGCAGTACAGGCAGGTACAATTGATCCTGATTTTGTATATGATCCTGATAATAATCCAGTAGTTGTTAACACTAGCAACTTCTTACGTTTCAGCATTCGTTCTGCTAGAGAGAAGACTGTTGGTTCTCAGCAACTTCTAGAAGTTACTGCGTTCAACCATTCTGTTGACGATACAAATGCTCCTTCATTAAAGAACACTGTATTCCATACAGTTAAGATCAACTCTCCTCAGGCAGGTTCATTTACTGCTAGTAAGACAACATCTACTCCAACTAATAGAGTTGAGTGGACTGGAAACTCTAGTGGTTTTGCTTATATTCATGCATACTTCTCTGTTGGAAGTGATCATTATCTAATCTTAAAAGATGTAAGTGCTCGTCCTAACTTCAGTGCTCTAATCAATACTAGATTCACTCAGGGTGCAGTATATGCTGATCTACAGGAAGATACTAACGGTGGTAGAGATCTTAAAGACAACTATCTCTATGTTGTACAAGGTGCTAACCTCTTTACTCTAACTCCTGGTGACACTTTAGATGACTCAGTTGGTAACACATATAAAATTATTTCTGTAAGTGATGTTCCTGATATTGATGATACATTCTATATCTTCGACACAGAAGAGATTCAAGAACGTGTTGCAGGACAGCAAGATGGTATTTACTATCTGACTGCTGTTCGTGGTAACATCACACCTCTACCTCGTGGTGCTGGTATTGGTAATAACTTCCAGAACTTTAAGTTCTCTCAACCTATATCCTCATTGTATCCATTAGATTACAAGAATGATCCAACATGGTATCAGGTTGTAGACAATGATGGTACAAAAGATACTTTAATTACTGATCCTCAAGAGACTAGTTCTTTCGCTGATAACTATACTCATGGTTTAGTTTACGTTAATGACGCCAAGCGTTCAATGACGAAGGAAGCTGTTGTAGATTTGACTAAGAGTTCATACTTTGATGGATATACTTACACTGGTACTAATGAAATCAAGGCAACTACAGGTAATGCAACTTCTGGATCAGAACAAAGAAAGATTCCTATCGCTGGTGATGCTACATCTATCCACGATCAGAAAGTTTACATTGAACTACGTCGTCCTTCTATTGCTAGATCTGGTAACCATACATTTGAATACCTAGGTTTTGGTCCAGGTAACTACTCTACTGGTTTACCAGCACGTCAAGAAGTTATTCTATCTGACTTCCAAGACTACTACGCACAGGCAAAACGTGAAGATGGTGGTATTGTATTCTACACTGGTCTAAACTCTAACGGTGATCTTTATATTGGTAACCGTAAGATTGATGCTATTACTGGTGAGGAAGAGTTCCTCGAGAGAGCAGTTCTTGCAGCGTCTGAAGATGATACTGATGTAATTTCAACACTCGTTACATCTTTCGATACTCCTGTTACATTCAAAGATAAGATTACAGTTGAAGGTGTTGGATTCTTTAACAATAGAGTCATTATCAACACTCAACCACCTAATGAAAATCCTGCATTGACTATTCAGTCAAACCCAAGGAATGATGGTGGTGCTGAAGATATTACTTTAACTAGGGGTGCTTTCGCTAACAGAAATGAAGGTGATATTACCATAGATCGGAATAAAATTTCCGCTGCACTTTTCCACGTAAAAGGTCGTGGTACTGCTGCATTCCCTGGGCAGGCATATAGTTTACGTTCTAACTTCTCATTCAACGAGAATGTTCCTTCAAACAGAACTCCTGATCAAACCACAACATTTAGTAATGATCAGTTTGTAAGATACTACAACTCTACTGATGTTGCAGCAAATCCACAGGCAGGTGATATCCTATTCAAGGGTAACTCTGTTGAGAGAAGTGGTTCTCTTGGTTGGGTATATGCTAACTACTACTCTATAATTCCTGAAGCAAGTATTCTTGATTTGGTAACAGACGGAAGTAGTAAGGTTAGAATTAATTGGACTGGTTCTCTAACTAACTCAAGTACAGGTATTGAACTTGCTGTTGGTAAGACAATTAGAATTCAAGGATTTAGTAACAGTTTAATTAATGGTAAGTGGGTAATTACAAAGGCAGATTTAACTGGATCTGATAATGATTACATTGAATTTGTTGTTGCTAATGCGATAACTGCTGCAACATATAACTGGACTGCTGCTAGTGAACCAACAGCTGTATTAGAAAGATCTGATGAAAACTTTAAAGAGTCTGGTGTTATTGGTGCAGAAGCACTTAGAACAACCACAGATACATATGGTCAATTCAAATTAGGTGTTAACACACTTGCTCGTACTGCACATGCTGCACATGAGTATGGATTCTTAACTTATACTGCTGGTGGTGTTACATATGACCAGCAAGAACCAAGAGCAAACTTAGATGTTGTTGGTAATGCGTTTATTAGTGGTAAAGCAATCAATGATTACCTTAATAACCCAACTACAAGTAAAGTTGAAACTAATTTAGATGAAGCATTCTTAGTTGGTGGATCTTCTGATTCTCCACAATCTAATGCATTATTCAGAGTTTCTACTGAAGACACTAGAGTTGGTATTAATGTTAGCAGAAGTCAACTGACTGATACATTGACTGTTCAAGGTACAGTTAGAATGCTTGGATCTGGTGCTAATCTAGACATTGATGGTGATCTCAACATTGATGGCGGTGATATTACAACTAATTCAAACACATTCAATGTATTACAAGCAAATGCACTCACAGTCAATGCGTTTGGTTCTGCAACTACATTACATATTGGTGATCTAGCGGTCAACGCACAGTCAATTAGTATTGGAACTAATGTTACTGCATCTACAATATTCGATCTTCATACCAGTTCGACTGATTCTACAGTCAATATTGGAACTGTTGCTGATGGTCTTACAAATAGATCTGTTATTACAATCGGTGGTGCGTTTAGCAATACTGCTAACTCAACACTAACAGTTAAGAATGCTCAGACTATCTTAGATGGTGATTTAGATATCAATGGTGGAGATGTTCAGTCTGATGCCGCAACAATTAATCTCTTTACAAGAGGTGGTGCTGGTACTACAGTTAACTTTGCTACTAGAGCATCACAATTTAGTATTGGTGGTGTTGCTGGTTCAACAACTATTAGAAACTCACTCAAAGTCAATGGTGATACCGATATGTTCGGTGATGTTACCATGCATGGTGGATCTAATAGTGGTACAGTTACTGTTTCTAGAGGAAAATTTGGTACAAGTAAGATTGCTCATGCTAAGGGTTCTCTTTCTAACCTTAATGTTGATTTCTATGAGTTCATTAATGATATTGATGGTATAGAAATTATCAGTGCATTGAATACAGTTAACGGTACATTCTCTGTTCCTGATAACTATTTCATTGATGGTAACACTGTAAGATTCTCAGATACTACTGGATTATCAAACAACGTTGATACTACAACAACATACTTTATTGTTAATTCAACTGGTCTCGCTGGTGGTACATTCCAAATCGCGGCTACTGAAGGTGGTACACCAATCGTTGTTTCTGGTACTCCTGGAACTGCAACTGGTATCACATTACAGAACACTCTAGTTGATACTGGATCTGGTACTACAACATGGACTGGAAACCCAGTTGATGCTGCATACACTAATCTACCTGTTAATAACATAGAAGGTATTGAGATTGGTGACGTTCTTCTCATCAACAATGAGTTAGTTCAAGTTGTATCCCCAGGTGCTGATGCTACAACTAGACTTGTTAAAGTTACTAGAGGTTTTGATTGCACAACTGTTGCACAACATAATGATAACACTCCTATCTACAAACTTGGTAAGTCTGCAGCTGCAACTCATCTAATCGGTAGAGTACCACAAAATAGCAATACTATTGCTATACAACAAGTTGTTGATGTAACTGATACAATTGAAGTTCAAATTGGTGAACTAGAAGAAGGTGATGTAATTACATTTGGTCAAGTTGGTAGTATAACTGGTGTAGACACAAGTACAACATACTTTGTTGTTAATGCAGTTGATGATACTCCTAACAGTATTACTAGATTTAATGTTTCTCTTGACCCAGGAGGTGCAGCTTTACCTCTTGCAGGAACTGCAGGTAGTGCAAGTATCACATTTAGTGATATTCTTGTCGCACTGTCTGAATTTGGTGGACAATTTAAAGTTAACGACTATCTAAGAATAAGTGGTGGTTCTTCTTGCCCATCTGGTGAATTTGTACAAATTACTGCAGTTAACGATACTAACTCTGAGAAGTTTATCGTTAACAATGGTATCAATCAAGATAGATTTGTTATTGATTCTGTGTTTGGTGGTGTTGATTCTACAATACTTGGTACTCAAGACTTTACAGTTAACCTTACATCTGATGCCGCTACTGCTCCAACTGATACTCAGTTTAAGATTGTAAATGGTCAACCTATCGCTAATACAAGACTCACAGTTAATAGTGATGGTGAATTAAATGTTGTTGGTTCTGGTACTGAAACCAATCCAAAAGCAAGAATTGATAAGTCTGGTAATCAGTGGTTAGCAGGTAATTTAAGAATCACTCTACAGGGTGATAAAGTTCCATCTGTAGATGATGCAGAGATGGCGTTATATGTTAACTCTACATCTGGTGATACTGAGATTGCTGGTTCTCTATCAATAGACAACGACTTTAATGTATTCAGTGGAACAACTGGTGTTCAGTTTGGTGCTGCTTCTACATCTAAATTCCAAGTTGATGCAGCGACTGGTGATACAAGAATCGGTGTTGATGGTTCTGCACTAGGTGATGGTGATCTAACGGTCAATGGTGGACATGTTAACATTGTTAGCACATCTACTACAACACCAAGTGCTACAGATTACGCTCTCAATATTACCAATCTTGGTAACAGTGCAGATAGAAACTTTAGGATACGTCAAGATGCTTCGATTGATGCATTTGGTAACACTAACTTCTATAACAGAAATGGTGGTCGCAGATGGGACTTCATCAATGCTGATACAACATTAAATAGTGGTAGAAACTACATTGTTGCGGTAGCAGCGACTACTGTTCTAACTCTACCAAGTGATGCTGAGACAGGAGATATGATTAGATTCGTTGAAGTTTCTGGAGCATTATCCTATCAAACTTCACTAATCATTCGTGCTCCTCAGAGTGTACCTATCATGGGTGATAGCACTGGAACTAATGCAGGTGGTCTTGCTACTGCATATGCTGGTGGTGAAATGATAGTTCAAACCAGAAATGCTGGATTTGGATTAGTTTATATGGGTGCTAACGACGGTGGTGGAGCAGTTATTCCTCCAGCATTCCGTGGTTGGTGGTTAACAGAGATCTAATTACATGGCTTCTAATTACGAAACACAAAGAAAAATGCGTGCTGCTCAAGTCGGCACCATTATGCCTTGGGTGGGAGATAATGCTTCTAAACCTGATGGGTGGTTAGAATGTAATGGACAAACAATAGAAGCAACTGATTATCCTATTCTTGCCTCAGTTATTGGTAACACATATGGTCCTTCTAATGGACTTAATAATAGAACATATCCTAATTACTTACTTGGTGATCAGTTTAGATTGCCTGCACTAAACGGTAGAGTTTTGACTGATTATGAGTCAAGTTTAGTTAACGTAACTAATCTACAGATGGGACAAACATATCCCAGCGGTGCGGTTGGTGGTTTAATTATTCTTGAGGGTGAAACTGATATTACTCGTACATCACAAACTGTTAACATAACTAGTAATACTACTCAATTAGTTCTTGGAACTGGTGTAACAGGTGTAGCATTACAACTAACAGTTGACTGTGATATTAATGGACGTGTTGCTGTATCAAATATTGTTAATAAAGGTAGTGGATTTGCTACAGGAAATAAATTAACAATTCCAGCATCTGTATTCAGTGGAAATGATGATATTGTTCTTCAAGTTGCATGGGTATTACCTTCTGTTGCTGATGTACTTACACCAACAGGAGCAGGAACAACACAGTTAATTGATGGTGACGGATCTACAGTCTCTCCACCAACAGCATTAAATGCTACTGCTGATTTGAATTTTGTTGTGACTGATTCTCAGAACATGACTGCACAGATTAGAAACTTTAGTGTTAATCCTCCTGTATATTTCAAGAGTTACTATACTGTTCCTAGGAAGTTAAGTAAAGATCATATGCCTTCCCATAGACACGCAGGACCTGATGGTACAGCGGGTGGATATAGTCGTGCTGATGCTGACGCAGGTTTTGTTGAGGGATTTCAATGCCCTGGAATTGTGGGTGCAGTTGAATCTAATCAAAAACAAAAACGATTAGATGTGGGTGCTGGTGGTGATATTGATACTGTTGACCCTGGTGTTCTTTTGGTTACATATTATCAAGAAGGTGTTACCACAGTAACTAACTTCCAACCAGTAAAAAATAATGTTGCTAGTGTTGGTACACAGATTCCAATGCCTTGTTGGACTGGTCCTATTCCTAGAGCATTGAACGGCACATATCCTAACGAATGTAACTATCGTGAATCTTCTCAGTCAGGATTCATGACTAATAAAAAGAACTGGTATGGTAGTCAGACTGCTGATCAAATTAATCAATCAACTGGTGTATCTCAGACATATCCAACTACATTAAATCATCTTAAAGAGGATATGACTGGAAACAGTACAATCAATTCACACAACCATTATTCATTTGAAGTTGTTATGAATGCTGGTTATGTTAGACCTCCTACAATTGTTCCAGTTGATACTATTCAAGTTCAAAGTAATTTAACTGGATCACCAACTAACATAGGTGTGCAAAATATCCCGTCAGCACTAAATATTAACGTGGATATTAAAACTCCCGCATTGTCTATGATGTACCTAATTAGAGCATACTGATGAAGTTTTTAACACGAGAAAGATCAAAATTGGGGTCTGCTCCTGGGACTATCATTCAGTGGTCTCTACCTATTCAAGACGGTGATCCAGATGGTTCTACAAATGTCGTAGATTTACCAGCAGGATATCTTAAATGTGATGGTGCAATCTATTCAGAAAGACAATATCCTGAGTTAGCACGTATTCTTGGTACAGGTGCTGCAAGCATCTATAAAAAAACAGATGTAACACTTTTAGATGATCAGTTTCAAGTTCCAGATATGGGATCTAAACATATTGAAGCATCTGTTAATGCTAACGTTGGTACATATAGAAATATTGAAAAAATTACTGCTAATGCTACTATTCAAAAAGCAGGTGTTGGTGTAGAAATTACATCAAACGTAGGTAATTCAGCAAACGTTGGATTCAATGGTGTGTTTACCGTACCTCAACAAAATTTTACTCTAAATGGTAATGTAGGGTGGACCGTACCAACAAATACAGAGAGCGAACAAGTTAGTGATCAGATGATCGGTCCTCATATGCATTATTCATCTACTGCTCGTGTGACTGTTAAAGAAGATCCTGGGTCTCCTGCAGGAGCTTATGGAAATACATCTAGACCATATTATTTAAGACCTGCTGATGTAACAACCTCTACTCCAGACTGCCCTGGTGTTTACGTAGCGTACTATCAACAGACTATACAAGGAGGTGGTGGACCAAATAATTGTAATGCTGGATGTGGTGGATTTGCTTCTTACTTTATTGGTACATATGGTGGTGCTGCTTCAAACTGGACAGCAAATAAAACTATTACAACTAAAACTGTTACCAGTTGGCCAAACAATGCTACTGTAAATGTTGGTAATCTAAGACCATATGATGTTATAGCAAATGATGGTAGTTATGCATACCCACTTTGTAGAAATACTGAGGAAATAGTATCGTCTCCCCCAGGAACTGATACAGTAAACCAAACTATACACTCTCATAGAATTGAGAAAGAAATTGGTGATACTAATTTCACCGCTACAACTAATGTAGAAACTATTAGACCTGATGGGTTACAAGCAAATGTAAATATAAGAACAGATACTGATACAAAGTTTGATGATATCGTATCTCCCTACATTGTTATGGAATTCCTAATCAAATATTAACATGGTAGTAAGATTAGAACACAAATATAATCACCATTACAGTGATATGCATGACGATAGTGGAATACCTATCGGAACTATCATGTGTGTCTTTGTAGATACAAATGGAAATGGTCCTAGTGCAGTCGCTAACAATTATCCTGGCTGGTTATACTGTGATGGAGCACAACACAGTGTTAATGATTATCCAATGTTATATGATATAATTGGAGATAAGTATGGTGGTACAAATCCCAGCACAGTTACATTATCTGATTGGGGTAATCCTGCTGGTACAGTACAAAATGCTGTATTTAATGTGCCTGATCTTAGAATGAAAAGAGTTGTAGGTCCTGGTGGTGTAGATGGTGTAGGATCTATCACACCTGATGATGCACAGATGAATGTTGGTGATGTTGGTGGTGAATGGTATATTTCAAGAGCTAGACAAAACGAAGAATATGGTGTAGGATCAGTAAGGGTATCAGGTTATAATGAATGTATCGGATTTGTTTCTGGTACACTAGGAGGAACTGCAGAAATCACTATTGGTCCATTACAACCGAGAGTTTTAAATGGTCCACCTCCACATGGTCACACTGTTCTAACTTCAGAAAGAGATCAACGTAACGGTGGTGATAATGGTACTCCTGCTGATGTCGCACAGTCATCAAACATGATTACTAACACTGCACCAATCAGTCAGTTTAATCCTACACAAGGAACACCCGCAGAACATACTCATTACTTAGCAGAATATTCTCCTGTTAGATCAGGAACTGATGAACAATTTTCTTACTGTAAATCAGAACCATATTATTCTACAGCAGATGCAGATGCATATACAAATGCCTATGGTGCTACAAAAGTAAATGATGGTGTTGTAAATGATAGAGGACAAACAGTAACTATGTTTGAATCTCAAGCATTAACTGGTGCAAATGCAGTTACACCTGCTCAGGCAGGTATGACTCTCAACGAGGGGACAATCACAATGACCCCTGGTGAACAACTTAGTGTAACTGCAGGGGTTATCCCACAAACAGCAGTTCCACTCGTGCTTAAATACTTTAGGGTAAAATACTTAATTAAAGCTTGGTAATATTATGGCGATCACAACTCCTGGATCATCGAATTTCAATGAGATGGTCACTCCCATCATTCCTATTAATATGATGGGTGGGAAGGCAGAATATAATGATTTCATTGCTGTTTATAAAAACTTTATGCCCTCTGCGGTATGTAATGATATTGTAAGTTTTTATAATGAATGGAAAGAACAGGCAGTTCAGCAACATATGGAGAAAGATCTTCGTAGTCGTCAACCATTTGATAACTATGAACAGACAATGGCGGGAGTTAATCAATTTGCTACTGGTGAATTAGGTAGAAGTGATCTCTCTATTATGTTGGAGACTCTTAATACACCATTGACTGCTAGGATAAATCAATACTTGCAATCTGGAGTTAATGATTACTGTGCTCAATTTAATGCACTTAATACCACACCATTAACTTCATGGTCAGTTAAGTTTCAAGAAACTCCTGAGGGTGGTGGATATCATGTTTATCACTACGAACGTGGTTCATGGAGTGAAACTGCTAGAGAACTAGTCTGGATGATATATCTCAACGAAGATTTTGAAGGCGGTGAAACTGAATTTTTATATCAAAAACGTAGAATTGATCCAACTATAGGCACACTAGTCATTTGGCCAGCAGGATTTACTCACACTCATAAAGGCAACTTAGTGCTCTCAGGTACTAAATATGTTGTAACTGGATGGTACTATCAGCAACCTGTATAAAACATGTCTATCACAAATCAAACAGTCTCAATCGCGGCATTGAACAGAACTATCATTCGTGGTGGTTATTCCAGAACTTTTTCTGAAAAAGACTGGACAACTTTTATAACTCCTATTATCTACCCACTATGGGATAGTGATAAGGATCTTTTAATATCATTTAACTATCAAAATGATCCAGTAGAAAAATGGTCATGTGATAAGAAAAAGTATGTTCGTAATCATACTACAGGAGAGTATTTTTGGAAACCATATATTTTTACTGAAGTAGATCTTGATGTAGTACAGAAATTTGTTGCTGATATATCCGAAGCATTTGATGCACAACTATCAACTGAATTTGAGCATCAAAGTATTAGAATGAATCAAGTTCTTGATGAATGTAAAGGTTTATCTCTTACAAGAGTAAAGGCATGGAGAGATTTCTTCTTACATTCTAGTGATTGGACAATGTTAGAAGATGCACCTGTTACTGCTGATGAGAAAGTAGATTGGAAAAAATATAGACAATTATGTCGTGAACTACCAGATCAGTTTGAGTCTGGTACTCAAGTTCTTGCTGAAATTAAAGTTCCTATTGACCCTATTGTTTACAAAAAGAATTATTTACCCTATAATGAGGGAGCAACATATCTTGGTAGTGATGATCAATGGGTAACATTCCCAGGAAAAGATGTCCCAGGTGGTGCAATGGAAGAGACAATGAAGAGATATGTTGATATCGCACTACAACTCTCTAGACCTGCACCGTTGTTCAACGTATCTGATATATCTCATCTTACTGATCCAGTTGAAGTTCTAATCAAACAAATTGAAAGAGAACAAGCACTATTAGAAGAAGCAAAAGCAGCACAAAGTGAATAATGATTCGTCAACATACATGGTTAAGTGAAGTCATTTGTAAAAATATCAATGATCTTTATAATTGTGGTAATTTTATAGATGGTTCAGAGTCTGGTACTGATAACAGACAAGTTAAAAGAAATAGAGAACTAGCAGGAGATGTAGTTGATAAAGCTGCTACATTATTCATGGATGCATTTAATCAAGATCCATGGTTAACTTCTTTTCATATAAAACATTGTACTGCACCAATGTTTAATGAATATGATGCAGTATTAGATGATAATGGAGAGTATAAACTCCATTGTGATAACTCTATTATGAATGGATTACGTAGTGATCTAGTTATACTTACTGCTCTAAACAATCACACAGAATATGAAGGTGGTGATTTAACAATTAAAGTTGGTAATATTGATGTACAACTACGATTAAACGCAGGTCAAAGTGTTGTATTTGACCCTAATTTATGGCACACAGTATCACCAGTTACTAAAGGTAAACGTAGAATGTGTGTTATCTGGGCAGAAACGATGATTCAAGACTCATGGGCAAGAGAAATGTTCTATGATTATCTCGATATATCTGCAAGATGTTTAAATAGTATAGACGAAGATAAATGGTATCAGCAGGGAAATCAAACAGACCCTGCTACATATATTGGATCATTAAGACAAAAAATACTACGTCAGTATGCAACTACACTTAACAAGTAATCATGGAAAATTTTCTAGACCTTAAAGAATTAATTTCACTCTCATCACTGCAATCTTTTGCTAATGATAAGGTAATTTTGTTTTACAATGCATCTAATATTAGAGATTTAGAAGCAAAAGGTGATACCACTAAACTTAATACAGTTTATGATTTCTATAAAAATTTGATGCCTGATGCATTATATACAGAGTTTTTTAATTCATCCTTTGGTGGTATAACTTATTCTGATGAATATACAGCACAAGATTTTGCTGAAGACTATTTCCCACGTCCTGCACTATCTGTTGATTCTGATCACTATGTCTATGCGTGTGTATTTAAAAATGGTGTTATGATTTGGGAAAATACTGATCCTCCGACAAGTTAGAAGGTCTATATTGAGTAACTAAAAAAGAATCTCCTGCTTTATGATAACCATGAAATTGAACAGCAGTAGGTATGCCCTCTAAGTAAGCGGTAAAGTGTCCATGGGGTTCACGAAACTCCAAATTAGTATCCTTTTTTGGATATAGGAACACTTCACCGTCTTTTATTTTGTGTGGTAAATTATATTCTATACATGCAGGTTCAAATGGACGAGTGTTCCACAAATTAAACATAAGTGTAACTCTTTTGTCTCCAGGCTGTATATGTCCCATATTTGCAGGAACTCCATGGAAGTATGGTAATGACCAACAAATATGCTTACCCATTTTTGGATATGACCAAAATGACCAGTCATCATTACCAGTTGCATATACACCGTCAGTCTTTAACCAATCATGATGTAGATCACATACAACAGTGGGTTGCCCACCGTCGCATAGATATGTTACAGTAGAAAATGGTGCAGCAAGATATTCACCAGTTTGTCTAAATCTATCGACATCGCCGTCTACATGAAAATACCATTGACTTTCAATAGTATCATGTGATCTAATCCACCATTCAGCACCTAGATATCCCTCTAGTCCATGTTGATGTGCTGATTTTAATATAAAATTCTCAATAATATTTGATGGTGATTTACTCAATTCATACCACCAAGTTAACTTTTCTTCTGGATCTTGTGCTAGAATAGTATTAGCTTCTACACGTAGGTCTAAAGCACTCTCTTCAGTGAGATAATTATTATATGATTCAATACTCATGACTAATAAAATTCATCCGCTGTTCCCTACAGTTATTTACCAATGTAAGGTTGATGGACATGAAAAATGGAAAGAATTGTTGGAATCTAAAACAGAACATCATTTTGATCCATGCACATTTGCAGACAAATATGCGAAAGGATATCATCTAACTGGTGAAGCAAGAGGTAAGAGTGTAATGCATAAAGATGAGGATCTCTCTTCGTTCTTTACTATTATAGCAGATAATGTTCGTGAATGTCTAAACAGTGCAGGTATCAAATCAGATATGCACGATGTTCATTTCATGAAGTCGTGGTGTACTATCAAAGAGTATACAGACAATATGTCTGAACATAATCATGCGTGTTCTGATCTATCCTTTGTATATTATGTTAGCACACCATACAAAACTGGTCTAGTATTTACTGTTCCAAAGAGTCCAAATGAATATTTTGGTGGAGTTTTTGATCCTAAACCAGATCCACGTTCACACACGTTTGAAGATAATTTTATTAATGCAGGCAGCACGTTTTTACCAGTAGAGGCAGGAGATCTATTGGTATTCCCTGGGTCTATGCGTCACTCAGTACCACCAGAGGGACATAAGAAAGGAAAGTATTTGAGAAGTATTGCAGGAGACATCAAGATCTCATTAAAAGAAGAATATGTTAACCTAGAGACAGGACTCATTCATCCTTCACACTGGAGGACATTCTAATGCAATATCTTGATTTTAGATGTAGGATTGTTAATTACAGGACAAATGAAGTTGATATTGCAAAACTTCTAGAAGCAATCTATGATTGTAAATGGGACAAACGTATTCATAACTCTACCATGGTAGGAGGATATCAAGTTCGTTATCCATATCTTGAGGAGTTATGTAATAATGAGATGAAGAAGTTTATGGATGAAGTTTTGATTGATACAGTACGTGAGTATTGTATGCAAGAATTTGCTGCTGGTATTGGAGAAGCAAAATTTGGATTACCTCCTATCTCTATTGATCTAACAGACTATTGGATCAATGTTATGCCCCCAGGATCATATCAAAGAATACATTCACATTTTAACTCTAATTTAAGTGGTACATTTTATTTACAAGCACCTGAGCAATCTGGAGATCTGTATATTCCGTCACCCTATATAAATGGTATCGAGAATATAATAACTACAGCATCTGAGTATATTATTCCTCCTAAAGTGAGAGAAGGATGGTTACACCCTTCATCACTTCCTCATTACGTATCCAGAAATGAATCAGATGAGGATAGAGTATCAATTTCATACAATTTGAAACTAAAAAACATATAACTGTGCTATATTATAATGAAACAATTAAGTATCGCTATGAGAGATCAAGCATCAGTTGGTGATGAACCTGCTGCTATAAAATACGACAGAGCATTGTCGTTATTTACTGAGTCTGTAATGAAACCAGACCATGATTTGCGTGGGTGTGCCCATAACCAAGGATGTTATGAAGAACTCATGGAGATCAGAAAACATGTTCTAGAATATCTTAGAACATTAAAAGAAGTCACATATCATACTAATCCTGATGAGAGTGACGAAATTGAATCATTAAAAACTGTTGAAGTGAAAGCATCAAGTAAATGGAGATAGATCCACAACTAATTAATATTTGCCCTACATTTATTATCTCACAAAAATTTCCACGATCTAAAGCATGGAGATTAAAGAGACAGATACAAGAACTAGAGTTTATCGCAAGTCCAAGACAAACTAAGAACACTCGTATCTTGGATCTCCCTTTCATGAGAGAATTGAAAGCTACGATTACAGGTACAATAGAAAATCTTATACACAATCTCGACAAAGATTCTAATAATGCAGGTTTTAAATTCTTAGACTCATGGGCAAATCTGTATAACAAAGGAGAAGCGGCACAGGTACATACACATCCAAACTCACAGTTTAGTGGAGTGGTGTTCTTTGACGATGATGATAAGTTGATGTTTCATAGACCAGATCCATGGCATGATCCAATGCTACCTATTAATATGATAACTAAAAGTGATAGTGATTATTATAGGAAGCATACTCATCAACAAATTACTGCAGATGCAGGCACTATCATTGTGTTTCCTTCAATGTTAGAGCATTCTACTATGCGTTCTGATGGAGATAGAGTCACAGTATCATTTAATACTTTTCTCACTGGAGATTTCTGTACAGAAGGACATACACTACAAGGAACAAATCTTGCTTGACCTTCTACACATTATCAGTTACAATAGAGATTATACAACTCATTATCATGAATCTACCTACAAACGTACCACTAGACACAAACCAAATCAGATTTATTCTGGACATGATGATGGGTTGTCCCCTAGGACACACACAGTCTTACTCAGAACAAAATGATGTGATCGCAGAAGATCTTTACAATCATCTTGAATCACACTTAAATGCAGCAAATGCTGAACTATCAACAGGTAAATGAGCGAAGATTTTATCAGAACATATGATAAGGTGTTGACGAGACAGTTATACGATAACGTCATATCACTCTGTGATCAAAAGAAAGCATTTGAAATTCCTCGTTCTGTAAAAAGAAAAAGGGAACATGTAGATGATATGCAACTACTGTTAGAACCAATCTATCCTGAGGTTGCCCGTGAAATTACGGAACTGGTCATGCATCGTATGGTTATACCATATTTTGCTGAGTTTCCTGCTAGTAGAATGGAAGGAAGATGGACCAGTGGTTCAACTTTATATCAAAAGACAGAACCAACAGGCGGTTATCACGTCCTACATGCGGAAGCAACTGGATGGTATAATAGTACTCGTGTCCTAGCATGGATGATTTACTTAAATGACCTTCAAGATGAGGATGATGGTGGTGAAACCGAGTTCTTATATCAAAGTCGAAGAGTCAAACCAAAGAAAAATCTAGGTGTAGTGTGGCCAGGTGGTATCACACACATGCATAGAGGTAATCCACCATTGAAGAAGACTAAAAAGATTCTTACTGGATGGGTTACACCATGTGGTGATATGCATCTACATGAACCAAATTTCATTTCTGCAGAACAGGATGATATGCAGATAAAACAAGACGGAAAACCTTACCAAAGATGACTAACAAATTTATGAAAAGGCGAGACAAAATCAGAGCACAGATGAAATCTAGATTTTATTATATGTTCTGGGGTGCTGCAACAGTTGCTGTTGTAAGTGGACAACTATATGTTGGTACATCTTATCGTGCGATGGCGAAATCAATGAACAGATGGTTTGACGAGACCATTGATATTATTACAGGTCCTATAGGTATTCCAATGCCTAATCGAGGATACTATTCTGTTCCTAAACCAGAGGACTACGACCCCAGTAAATCATATCCAATCATTCAATGATCTTTCTATTCTCAATGGCGGGTTTCTTGAACCTGCTATTCTATGTCTTTGCAATCGGATTTCTAATCTCACTTGGACTCGAGCAGTACTTGAAGGTGAGACCACTATCTCCTGATAAGTGGATCAACGATAGAAACCAACATATTGTGGAAAGCAACCGCAGATACTGTTGGAGACAGGCATGGATCACAAATATATTCTGGTTCCTATGTAACATAGGTATATGGTTAATGCTTAGGAGTCAACAGACACCCTCAGATACATTCTGGAACGGGTTATGAGCAGTGAACTGTTACTCAGAATATACAAGGCAGTTAGAACTGCTCCCGAACCTAAATATCCTCCAGTAAGGAAACACTACAACGTACATACTTATGGGTAGAGAGTATGCTAAGGACAGGATGGAATACTTACGGGAGTTTCATCGTGTGATCGCACCAGTAGTTGTGTTAAAGGTAGATGAGCAAGAAATGCAAGAAATGGAAGTGCCCAAAGTACAAGGGGAAGAAGTGTAACTGTGGTAGACAGTTGAAGAAGTGACCACTGTGTGTACACAGAGAGGCAGATGTGTATTATAATAAGTGTATACTAAACAAGACACATCATGATCAAATTAGGAACTCAAGTCAAGTCTAAAATACACGATGACCTTACAGGTTCAGTTGTATTACTTGAGAGATCAAACAACTATGCAGTTGTAAGTACATACATTGATGACTATGAGATGATGACCGTAGAGTGTTTCTTATCTGACTTGGAGGTTGCATAATGAAATACTATTATGATATTGTCTGGACAGATTACCAGTATGAAAAGAATCTAACTACAAGTCAAATGCAAGAGAAAGAGCATGTTGATGAAATGATCAGACGTGTTGATCATATGAAATGGCAAGATGAACAACGTGATAAGTGGATGTGTGGAGAGTCACCACAGTACACAGTACCAGATGATTGTCCATTCTGAACATTCCGCAGACAGTTCAACAAGTTGCACACACCCCCTACACAGGGGGTTTTTTATTGCTATAATAATAGTATAAACACAAGGACATTATGACCGCAACTATGACTTCCGCTCAAAGAGCACGCAAAGTGATCGAAGATAATATATTTCAACACACACAATCACTCTGTGAAGCGCTTCAAAGGGATTTTGAGAAGGATTCTTCATCAGGTTATGAATTCGTCATTGAGACAGGTAAGAAGTACTATAAGGTTATCATGGAGACAGGAGACGGATCACGTTCCGTGCATTGCTTCGTAGACAAGAAAACAGGAGAAGTATATAAGGCAGCAAGTTGGAGAGGACCTGCTAAACACGTACGCTTTGACCTACGTTTGATCAAAGACCGCGAGTATTTGTTTGAGAACGCGGATTGGGCAGGTGGATATTTGTACATGTAGTTGCAAATTCCACTAAACTATGCTAAATTAGTACAGTAGTTCATTCTATTTCTCTCATGTTTGTACCTACATTCTACATCGTTGCAGAAGGTAATGCGTATGCCCTCGACATTGACGGCATACCATTCGGAGCGCCTGTATTTAATGATGGTAAAATTGATTGGGATAATGCCTACGATTTTGATCCTTGCGACGTCGAGGACATTGAGTACGTAGCACATATTATACAGCATCTACTCAAGGTGCGCAATTTAACACAAGAACACTTAAAACAGGTCACTACTACATGAGCATCGTCACTGATGATTTGGTTGAGAATCTCATTCAACCACCATACGTAAATCCCTTCTATGGAAAGCACACTACGTGGATAGTTCCAAGATCCGATTTAGACGAGGAGGAAACACGAAGATACTGGCGGTATCACAAACGTTTCCCCAATGAGTTTGCGGGAGCAATCAACAAACTACTGGTCAAACAATCAGTATCCTGCAAGTTTATCACCTATGATCACCTCAAGAATCTATTAACCTATGAACAACGAACTCACTCTTCAAATCTCTGAGCAACGCGACACTATCTGTAACTGGATGGTCGAGCGATTCAGAAATCTCTTGGAAGAAAAACGCATGGAAGATGCGATGGCGATCGGGGACGAGTTCTTTGAGTGGGCAGATCCCGAGAACTACATAAACGAGTCCACTCTATGTTACAACGAAGATGCACTCAAGCAACTCTATATCAGCATTACAGAAACAGATCAATGAATTGATCGAACAGATCTGTATGGAACAGGACGAGAGTAAACGAGATAAACTCGTAGAAAATCTCGAAACAATCCAAAGACTATGCCCACAATGCAATCAATGCAATGAAAATTCAAAAGGAAACTGAAGTGATTACACCTAAAGCACCGACTACTGTTGATGTTCAATCTGAACCAGTTAACACAACTGATATCGAAATCAACTGGGAACTGAATAAGTCTCCTGCATGTATGAGACGAATGATGAAACTGAAACTCTCCGATAAGGAAGTATCACAAATGCTACTCGACCCAAAGAAGAGACAGCAGTTTGGTCACATGTATCTCAAAGCAATCAAGGTGGAAGTATGAAACCGTATGCAATCTACATGATCTTTATTGGTCTTGTGTTTCTTGGTTTGATAAGAAGCACACTGACTCTTGATCGTGACGCTAGAAATGAAAGACTCTATGAGGAGTTATGTAAAGTTGATCAGGAGTATTGTAAATGAGAACAGACCAAATTACAATCACAGTACCAAAAAGTAAGAAAGGATTGAGAGAAAAACTACAAAGAATGAAAGAGGATGAATCAATCAATATCTCTGCTTTCATAGTTCGTGCAATAGAAGAGAAACTTAGTCGTGTTTCTGATCAGTACTACGTTGACGGATGGATTATTGAAGAATGAACTGTTGGTCATGTAACAATGAATTGATATGGGGTGGTGATCACAATGGAGAAGATTACTGCAACGAAGATTACAATATTGTTACAAA